ATCTCAGATGACCCTAACCAGCCTGAACTAGCAGTAACTGGCAGAGATCAGCCAAGACTAGAAACGGTTTGGCCTGACGCGGCTGGGTCGTTTGGGGTTGAGGTGGGGGGCTGGGCTTTACAGCATTTGGGTATGGAGTTAATGCCGTGGCAACAGCGAGTTTTAGACGGGCAGTTGCTTTATGACGACGACGGGGATTTTTTGCACCGTATGTCAATGGTGTCGACGGCTAGACAGAACGGAAAAACAGTTGCCCTAACTGCCCTAGTTGGGTGGTTTCTGACTGAGATGCCTAAGCACCGGGGCGAACCCATGACCGTGTTAAGTACCGCTCACCGTCTTGACTTGGCGGTCATGTTGTACGACAAACTTGCCGACATTCTTGAATTGCGTTTTGGTGCAAAACTTATGCGCTCGTACGGTCGTAATCAGGTGACAATGCCTGACGGGTCTAAGTGGTTTATACGTGCAGCCAACTCGTCGGTCGGTCACGGTATGTCTTGCGACTTGATTGTTGCAGACGAAATTTGGGATATTGGCTCAACGGTTATTGACGGCGGTTTACTACCAGCGCAACGCGCTCGACGATCACCAATGCTTAGCGCTTGGTCAACGGCTGGCACAGAGGCAAGTACGGCTATGCAGCGTTGGCGTGAGCAGGGGTTGCGCTCGATAGATCGCGGCGAACCGTCATCGTTGTACTTTGCCGAGTGGTCACCGCCGCCCGATTTATCCCCAATGACCGCACAGGCTTGGGCGTATGCAAACCCAGCGCTGGGCAAAACTTTGACGCTAAAAACTATTGAAGCCGAAAGCGAGAACCCTGATCGTGCGTCGTTTTTGCGCGCGTCATGCAACCTTTGGGTCGCGTCTGATAAAAGTTGGATAGCACCCGGCTTGTGGCCTGAGTTGGAGTACACCGACCCTATGCCTGACGGTGGCACAGTCGCCATAGAAACCAGTCTTACTGACGACCGATATTTTGCGACACGCGCAATCGTGTTAGACGACCGACGCACCGTCGTTACCGTCGAGTTTGTTGCCGACACTTATGACGAAATGTTGCGACACGTTGAGCGCTTAGCAAAAAACACGGCAGTCAAATTTGCTATCAGTCCGTCGATCGATATTCATTGGCCGTTAGCGCTTGAGCGTCGCAAAGCAGTTGTTGGCTACGGCGAAATACTTAAATTTACGCCGCGCATAAAGTCAATGATTCACGAGAAATTACTTTGGCATACAGGCGAGCAAATGCTTGCCGAACACGTACAACGCGCCGTCGCAGTACGGTCACAAAACAGTATCGCGTTGTCGTCGCAACGCTCACCCGGCCCAATCGAGTTAGCACGCTGTTTGGTTTGGTCAGCGGCGCTAGCCAGCCGACCTACCGCAACAGGTAAACCTATGATCGTTGTTGCTGGTCGCTAGTATTTTGTTGGGCGACCGTTAATGCCTTACTTTCTCGGTTACGGATTGGCGGTCGCCTATACACAACGCGCAAATAGTTTGGTGGCATACTTAGCAAATGGCAATCTTTAACAGGTCAGTAAACAAAGCGGCGATATCGCCTGAGCCAACTAAAGCAGCAGCCGCAGGCGGACAATATTACTCGGCTAACACGGCTGGCGTTGGCATGATCGGTCAGTACTATTCATACAGCGAAGGCGAAGCACGCAACCGTGCAATGAGTGTGCCAACAATTAGTCGAGCGCGCGATCTCATGGCGAGCGTTATTGGTTGCATGAACTTAAAGATGTATAACGAAATTTGGAACGGCGAAGAAATGGAAAAACTGCCGTTAGCGCCACGCACTTGGTTGCGACGACTTGACCCAAGCGTGCCAAATTCGTTTTTGCTTAGTTGGCTATTTGACGATTTATTTTTTTACGGCAGGTCGTTCCTCTACGTCACCTCGCGTACGGCTGACGGGTATCCAGCGTCGTTCACTCGACTACCAGCCGCAATGGTCAACACACTTGATCAAACTGGTCCAGTATGGTTTGCGCCGTCAAAACAACTGACGTTTCAAGGCGGCAACTTAAACCCTGACGATCTTGTGCAATTTTTGTCGCCGATACAGGGCATTGTTTACATGAGCGAAAAAGCAATCGCAACAGCGTTGCAACTTGAAGCGGCACGTTTTCGCAATTCGAGCAGCGCTATACCAGCAGGCATTTTGCGTCAAACTGGTGGCGAACCGTTAAGCGCTCAAGAGTTAGCCGATCTTGCAGCGGCGTTTAACGCGGCACGCGCAACAAACCAAACCGCAGCATTAAACGAATTTGTTACCTACACAGAAACACTTACCAGCCCTGACAAAATGTTGTTGATTGAGTCAGCAGAATTTCAGGCAATGGAAATGGCTCGACTTTGCAATATTCCGCCGTACCTTGCAGGCGTGTCGGTCGGTTCATACTCGTACCAGTCAAGCGCTGAAGCGCGCATGGACTTGTGGACATTTGGCGTACGCGCTTACGCCGATTGCATTGCTGGGACATTAAGCCAAAACAATGTGCTACCTAACGGCACATACGTTGAGTTTGACGTAGAGCAATATTTATCGGGTGAGTACTCGATGAGTGATTACCGTGAGGACAATTCCGAAACACCGATACCAAATGGAGTACTATAAATTTTATGATCAAATTGACCCCCACTCAGATCACGGTTGACGCAGCGGCGGCAGAGGGTTTGCCGTCGCGCTCAATCTCAGGCGTAGCCGTCACATACGACGAAACAGCGACCGTCAGCGACGGTACACAGGTACGGTTTTTGCAGGGGTCGTTGCCAGTTACGGGGCGCGACCCAAAACTTTATATGCAACACGACAGCAACCAGATCGTTGGCAAGGTCGTTGAGCGCGTAGATACAGCTCAGGGCATGATGTTTACCGCCAAGATCAGCGCCACTCGATTAGGCGACGAAGCGTTGACGTTGGCAAATGACGGCGTTATTGACGCGGTATCGGTCGGCGTAACACCTACAAAGTTTAGGTACGACGAAGACGGCGTGATGATCGTTGAGGCCGCTAACTGGTCAGAATTGTCGTTGGTATCCGAGGGCGCGTTTGCCGGTGCAATAATTACCGACGTTGCGGCCAGCGCACCCGACGAACCAGCCGTTGAGGGTATCCACGAAACCGAACCACAAGTAGAGTTAATATCAGATCAAGAGACAACACAGGAGACAGACATGACCGACAAAAACGAGCAACCAGTAGTCGAAGCGGCACAAGCAACCGTTGACAAACTTTGGGCGCAACCAAAACGCGAATTTCGTATGCCAAGCGTCGGCGAATATCTTGCCGCGTACCACATCGGTGGCGACACATTTCGCAAAGTTAATGAAGAATTTGTTGGCGCACAAAAAGCAAAACAAAGTGTGCTTGAAGCAGCCGCAGGCGACATTGCAACAACTGATACACCGGGTTTGTTGCCAGTACCAGTCCTCGGGCCAGTATTTCAAGACATCAACTTTATTAGACCATTCGTAACGGCGATCGGCGCACGCGCATATCCTGACGGTGGCACACAGAAAACATTTATCCGACCAACGATCACTACTCACACATCAGTTGCAGAGCAAACTGGTGCAGTCGAATTTGGTGCAGCGTCAGCAACCACAATGGTGATCGCAGCAAACTCGGTAACAAAAAAGACGTTTGCAGGTCAAGTAACTTTGTCGGTACAAGACATCGACTTCACATCACCTGCAGCGATGACACAAATTATGAACGACCTTATGGGTCAGTACATGATTGCAACAGACAACTTTGCAGTTGACACATTTGTTACAGGCGCAAGCACCCAAACAAACTGGGATGGCACTCCTGAAGATTTGATTGCAACTCTTTACGTCATGGCACAAAAAATATCGTCAGGAACAAACTTGTTCCCAACGCACATGCTTGTAGGCCCTGACGCTTGGGCAAAACTTGGCTCAGCAGTTGACGCCGACAAACGCCCATTGTTCCCAGCAATCGGTCAGCCTGGTCTAGGTGGATACAACACACTCGGCGCAGGCAGTCTTGCAAACTGGGCAACAATTAACCCACTTGGTTTGCAAATGATCGTTGACAGCAATGTCGCCGCAAAAACCATTGCAGTATTCCACGCACCAGCGTCAGAATATTATGAGGCAATTCGCGGATTGCTCAGCGTTGAAAACCCTGGCACGTTGTCACGTACGTTCTCGTACTACGGCTACGCGTCATTTTTCCAAGCAAAAGCAACGCTCGCTTACAAAACAAGTTACGCCTGATCGAGTAGCGGCTAAACCGCTATGGCAACTTACGCAACAGCAAGCAAACAGTTATTAGACAACTACGCCTGCATATCTACGCTTGAGCCAACTGATATACAGGTTGGCGACAGCGTAGTTGTAGGGTCGTTAGGCGCACCGTTTAACGGCACGTTCACCGTGTTGTCATGCCCTCAATACAGATACACGGGCGTAGATAGCACAACTGGCGAATGGACATTTGACCAAACACAGCCAATACCTAATCAAGTTTTGTATGCATGCACAGGTGACAACGTTGATTTTTTTGCGATCTACACCGGCACGGTTGCGTTTACACCAACATGCACTTGGGTGACGGCCGCCAACTTGGTTACGTATTTGGGCGTGTCGATCACAAACCCGTCAGACGATTACACGTTGATTACGCAGGCAGTATCGGCAGGCAACCAGTTTTGTAGCCGTAGGCGCGCCGAGGCGGGCTATAACGACTCGCTTAGTACGTCGCCTAGCGGTGACGTCACACTTGGCACGCTTATGTATTGCGCAGCGTTGTGGCGTAGTCGAGGCAGTCTAGAAAACGTGTTTGCGTCGTTTGACAACATGGGTACAGCACCGCAACAGTCATTGACACCGATTGTTAAACAGTTGTTAGGTATTGACCGACCTGCGGTGGCATAGATGCCAGCACCATACAGCGATCTATTAAACAACGCGCTAGACGATCTCACAGCGACGCTAACAGCCGTTACAGGCTTACGCGTAGTTAACGACCCAACAAAACTTGTGCCAAATTGCGTGTTCATACAGGCGCTCAGTTTCACGACGGTTGCTGGTAACGGCAATGTCGTGCGCGTCGACTTTCCTATCAAAGTTGTCGGCAGCGGCCCAGCAGGGCTACCCGTGTTGCGCGAAATCTTACAGATCACCGCAACGGTGCTTGGCTCAAAAGTAATCGTCATGTCGGGTCGCCCCGGCACACTCGAGATAGGCGGCCAAGAGTACCCGTGCTATGACCTAGCGGTTGGCGTGCAAGCGCAAACAGCGTGAGCATACACACGGTCACGGTTGCGATATGGTAAAACTATTACAGACACCTAAGGAGTAACAACATGGCTAGTGCGACTTATTTATCAAACCCGGTACTTACGATCAACGCGGTTGATTTAAGCGATATGTGTACGGCAGCAACCCTGACTTATTTGGTTGAGGCTTTAGAGGACACCGCGTTTGGCACAAACTCACGCACTTACACAGCAGGCTTAGTCAATAACGAGATCACGTTGACGATGTATGCAAGTTTTGCGGCGACCGAAACTTACGCAACTTTGTTTAGTTTGATTGGCGCTCGCACGACCGTCACGCTTAAACCAACGTCGGCAGCCGACAGCGCAACAAACCCAAAGTTTATTTTGACCGACTGTTACCTTGAAAGTCTGCCAGTTATCAACGCGTCACTTGGCGAACTTTCAACCTATGATGTCGTGTTCCAAGGTGGCTCTTTAACAATCGACACAACAAACCCATAAACCGTGCCATAACTGGCCGAGAACAGGAAAGCACAATGAGACTAAAACTAAAAGTTGATCTAAACGACGGCACACAGCCAGTCGAAGTAACGACCAATATGTTTGTGAT